AAAAGCCGAGCAGTCGTTTTCATGGACAAGTGAAAAGGTTGAACAACTTATGCTTGCTTTGGAAGAAGGCTATAAACCTAAGTCAACTCCCTTTTATGAAGGTAATCCAAACCTAAGAAAAGGCAACATTGTATTTAATTATACTGCACATGAAATTAGAGAGATAAAGAAATGTGCAACTGATATCGTATACTTTGCAAATACCTATTGTACTGTAATGACCGATTTTGGTCTACAGACAATTAAACTAAGAGGATACCAGGAGGAAATGCTAAGGCAATTCCAGGCAGAGAGATTTAATGTATGTTTAGCATCTCGTCAGATTGGTAAAACAATTTGTTCATCAATCTTTATTGCTTGGTATTCATTATTCAATTATGATAAGAATTCTCTCGTTCTTTCAAATAAGGGTGCTACCACGAGAGAAATCATTGATAAGGGTAAAACAATTCTTGAACATTTGCCATTCTTTTTAAAACCTGGGGTTTTAAAATGGGATGTATTTAATTCTAAGTTTGATAATGGCTGTCGTATTATAGGTCAAACTACAACTAAAAAGGCAGCGATTGGTTTTACTATTCATTTGCTATTTATGGATGAGTTTGCTCACATCCCTCAAAACTTTGTAGAAACCTTTTATGAAAACGTGTATCCAACGGTATCCGCTTCTTCAAACTCAAAGGTTATTATTACAAGTACTCCTAATGGGTTTAATAAGTTTTATGATATTTACTCAGCATCCGAAAAAGGTACCAATGAGTATACCCCATTCAGAGTTGATTGGTGGGATGTACCTGGGAGAGATGAGAAGTGGATGCGCCAAGAAGTTGCTAACTTAGGAAGTGAGGAAGCATTTAATAGGCAATATGGAAACCAGTTTATTGCAAGTTCCTCATTACTATTAGGAGCTGATAGTCTTAAAAAACTTCAAACTAATCAAAAAGAATTTGTTCATCGTGAACTTCCTGCATTTGAAGAAGAGGATGTTGATTATGATGGTATGCTATGGGATCCAACCTTTGATTTAGAAGAAATTGAAGAAGATACTAATTACTGGGTATTTTCAATTGATATTGCAGAGGGTAACGGCGGTGACTATTCCATTATTAATATCTTTAAGATTGAGATGATGGATGAAAAAGATTGGAACAAAGTTACTTCACCAGGTAGCTTTATTGACTTTTTTAGACTTAGACAAATTGGAAGATTTAGAAGTAATGAACATACTATAGAAGAATTTGCAAAGGCAATTTATATTCTTGCTTTTGATATGTTCTATTCTGAAAACGTTAAGATGATCATTGAGTGGAATATGTTTGGTGGAGAAGTCATTAAGAGATTAGAAACTGTCTTTCCACAGAGAAATGATTTTGATGAAGAAATGATTGTTAAGTTTAAGCATCGTATTGATGCAAGGACAAAGCAATTTGGGCTTAAGGTTAAGAAAGACAATAAACCTATCTTTTGCCAAAACTTTAAAAAGTATGTAACACAGAATAGAATTATTATAAAAGATAAGAAAACTGTTTATGAAGCTTCTACTTTCGGAAAGATGCCAAACGGATCATATGCAGGTCAATTAGGAAACGATGACCTAATAATGACATGTATAAATAGTTCTGAATTCTTCTTTACTTTAGACTTTTCTGATTTTGCTGAAGAGATTTATGATGAGGTAGAACAAGATGTCCAAGATAAGATTGATGCAATACTGGAAAAAGATTCTAAGGGAGGAAATCTTAATTACGATATCTATGATCTCATATAAAAAGTATCTAGGTAGTGGATATATAAAAAAAGCAAATAAAAAAAATAATATAAGATGGCACTAGATCCGAAAATCGCTTCTCTTAAAGCTGCAGGTACCTACCGCTTTGAGTTTGACAAAAGTCAAGTTGTTAGCATTCCTGCCAACCAGACAAGATTAATTGTTGGCTTCTCAAAAAGAGGACCTTTCAATACACCAGTTTTTGTCCCAGATACTGCATTTTTTAAGCAAGTATTTGGAGATATTGATAGAAACTTGGAAAGAAAGGATTCTTATTTTCATAGAAGCTGTCTATCTGCATTAGAAAGAGGTCCAATTTTGGCACTTAACCTATTAGCATTAGACTCAGACGATACAGTTGATTACATTAAGTTAGGTACTGCATCTACACCAGAAGCACAAATTAACGCAGGCGCATCCGGAGAATATCAAAAGTTTTACAACAGAGATAAATTCTTTTTCCCTGATAGCGATGCATTTTTAGATAATGTTGGGGCAAATAGAAATACATTAAGCTCAACTTCAACAAATGATCTTTTAGATTTTGTTAACTTAGGTCAGAATCCTATTTCTGTAATTGTTAAAAAGGCAGCTAATGCAAATGTTGCTTCATTTAATGTAACGGTTGAAGAATGGTATGGGGCGGCAAACGTTCCAGGATTCTTGGATAAGAATAGCTTAATCTCTGACTTCATGGTAGATGTATTTGTTATCGGTGGAGATTTTGGTGGAGATTTTAGTTCAGCTACTCCTTACGAAAGATTTGAGGCTGATCCAACATTCCAAACCTATTTTGATAAAACTAAAGGTATTCAGAGAAAGGTATTCCAATCTGATACTACCGATACTAAATTAAATGAATTCTTTAATGAATCTGAGGTTAACCTAATTGCAACTTATACTGCATGTTTGATCCCTGATTTTGTGGATCTTATTGGTAATAACCTTTTCATTGAAAAATTAATCAACGCAGACACTGCTACTACTGGTTTATTCTGTGCTGTTAATGAAGATCTGTTTAGCGGAGACTTTTTGATTGACGGTGTTGCTGGTGGTATTGATTTAATTGGACATAACATTGAATATACTCAAGCAACTAGTATTCAGGACGATGTAAACTTCTTATCTTATAGTGGTGCTATTGTATCTGATCTTTCATATGCAAGAAATGCACAAGCAGTTAATACTGCTACTGTAAGTACTGAAGTAGTTACAACAACCGCTATCACCGGAGGTTCTATTCAAGTTTCTGTTGTTGGTTCTGCTGGTGATGCTGTTTATGATGCATTCGCAAGTATGACTGCAAACAGTTCAAGTGCTGTAGGTTCCTTTATTAAAGGTGCTGTAAGTGGTAAATTTGTTCCGGTTTTATCTGTTAATGTTACAAGCACAACAGTTACATTAATTATGTCTGATACTGGTGGTATTGTAACAGGAGACTTCCCAACAGCTGGAGGAACTGTATATACTTATATTAATGAGGATGATTTTAACTTCACCGTACAAGAATTTGATGGTGCTTCTTCAAACTCACAAGTAATAGGTTCTTATGGAAGTTCACTTTACACTGCATTCTCTAATGGTACTGTTACTGATGGCGATGAAGCAGTATACGAAGTAGGTGGAACTCAATATACCTCATTCTTGGTATTTAATGCTGCTGACTATGGATACATTCATACAGCAGTTCCAACTACCGGGGTTGATAAAATTGAAATATCCGATCCTTCTTATTACTTGCCTTCTGTTAGAATTGTTGCATACCAAGAAGATGGATATGTAAACCTAACTCCTAAATCTGAATTTGATATTGATGGTACTGGAGTATTCTTAGATTCTAATGCATCTGCTTTAGCTGCAAATACTTTAGGTGTTCAAACTCTAAAAGGAGCATTAAACCTTACTATTGATATCTTGGCAGATTCTGATGATGAACCTAGTTTGAAACCTAACCAGGTACTTATCGCTGCTAATTCTCCAGAAGCTGCTGATGTAGTTGTAGGTAATTACTTGTTGAATTTTGAAGGTTCTATTGCGGTACCTCATTCAAGATTAACCAGAATTAATGAAGTTATAGGTGGACAAACCACTACTCAGTTCCCTGTTATTCCTGCTGGAGTAACTGCACTGTTAGTAACTTGTCAATCTGAAATTTCTGTAGATACTGTTGGGGCCGATAAGAAAGTTGAATTGTATTACCCAATCGATAGATGGGTTGATTACTTAAACATCTTTACTTTAGACGGATTCCAATTAGATGTTACTAAACACGTACCTGATGGTTCTAATGATAGACAAAATGCTATCTTAAGTGGAACTTTAAGTGGTACTAATTTATACAAAGCACTCACTGATAGAGAAACTATTAACTTCCGTTATGTCGTTGATACTTTCGGAAATGGAATTGAGAGTGGATCTAAGGCAATCTTTACACAGTTATGCCAAGATAGAAAGAATGCATTTGCTATTCTTAATGCACCTTCTGCTAAGGACTTTAAAAATAACACTGATCCTTCTTTCTTAGATGCAACTGGAAGCCTTTCATCTAGACTAATTTCTACTGGAGGTGATCTTACTAAGAATCCAACTGTTAGATACTCGTTGCCTTCACCAACTCAAGGTGGTAGCTGGGGAGCATTCTATTATCCTTACATTACCGTAAGAGATCTTGGAAAGAACATTAATGTTCCACCTGCTGCTTATGTTTCTAATAACTTTATTGCAAAATATGAAAATGCTTTACCATGGTCATTAGTTGCAGGAGTTCGCCGAGGTGTTGTAGGAGGTACTGGAGTTGTAGGATTAGAACTTAACTTAGATAAGGAAGATAGAGAATACTTGGAGCCATTTGGATTGAATCCAATTGTATTCCAAAGCGGAACAGGTCCAACTATCTTTGCAAATAAAACTGCGCAACAAACGCCAAAATCTGCTTTAAGTTCAATTAACGTTAGAGAGGTTGTTATTTACATCCAAGATGGAATTGAGGCAATCCTTAAGAACTACTTGTTCGAGTTCAATACTGCTCAAACGAGATTAGAGATTAAGACTCTTGCTGATAACTTCTTAACAACTGTTCAAAACGATGATGGTGTTTATGACTTCAGAAATATTATGGATGAAACCAATAATACACCTGAGGTTATTGACCAGAATGTTGGTATTCTTGATACTTACATTGAACCAGTAAGAGGAATGGAAATTCTTGTACAAAGAACCACAATTCTTAGAACTGGAGCAATTAGTACAGGAAACTTCCAATAAGAAAAAGAAAAGAGAATAAATAAAAAAATAAGATAAGTTATGCCATTACCACATTATACGCAATCAAGGGCTAGCAGTCAAAGATACGAACCAATTCAACCTAACTTGTTTGAGGTTACTATCTTTAGCCCACTAGGCGATGATACAGGTTTGATCTTAGAGCATGTTAAGACAATTGGAGGTTTGAATAACCTTAATCCATCAGTAGATGCAATCGGACAGAAATATAAGTTTGCTGACCGTTCATTTGCAAGTATGCCAGGACAGACTTTCGTTGATCTAACTTTAAACTTCACTCTTAACTTGAATGAAGCTAATGAAAACTACATGTACAATACCTTCCGTAACTGGTATAAATTAATCTATGATCCTTTAACTGGTGAAATGGGATTAAAGAAAGACTATGTTGGAAGTATGATCATTGTACAATACAACAGAGCAGGTGATATCTTTAGAAAGATTACCTGTAAAGATGTATTCCCAACAGGTCAACCAGATTTCGTAGATGAATTGAACTATGAAACTGCTGATGCCGTTGAACTTTCAATGACTTACCGTTGTGATCATTGGGTTGAGGAAAACGTAGGAGCTTAATCTAAACTCTTTATATAGAAAAACTGGCCATAGGCCAGTTTTTTTGTCATCACACTAATATATAATATAGAATACATATTACATAATTATGATCATATTTAAAGTTGAAAATGTTAATGACGGTAAAGTTTACATCGGTTACTCTGTAAACGATAACCCAAATAACTTAGGAACGGGTAAATATATTAAAAGGGCAGTTAAAGACTTTGGCATAAAATCATTTACTCGAGAAATACTAGAAACCTTCGATGATGAAGAGTCTTTAGGAAAGATAATGGACCGAGTAGAGTTTTGGATTAAAAAGTACAAAGCTGATAACTCTAAGTACGGCTATAATGAAAGCGTACAAGAAATGATACCTCAAAAGAAAAGCTTAACTAAAAAATTACAAGTTTTATTAACGCCTGAGGATGAGGATAACTTATATTCAATTATCATACAAAAATCAATGGAACATGGTATTAAACCTGTTCCTGTTTCAAGATATGTAAGAAGCCTTATAGTTGAGCAT